ACCACAGCCGAAGCAGCCGAGCCGGAAGCGGCGCCGGGCACCAGCCCGGTACCCGGAAAACCGCTGAGCCAGGTGGAGGCGGAAGCACCGCCTGACGAGGAGACCGCCGCGCTGTGGGCCGCCGAGTACGAGTCCCGGATGGGGGCTCATGAGGCCGCCCTGGCCGCGGCTGCGGCACCCGCTGAGGCCGAAGCCGCCGAGGAGACGAGCAACCCGCGGGACTGGTCACCGTCTGAGTTATAGCCGCGTACACCCTCTATATAGTCGGCGCGCGGCGCTTACCCCACGCCAGATCGGAAAAAAGTTATGACAACTTTGAGTGAGCGCCCGGCTCCGCTCCCGGACCGGATCCAGGAGGACCGCACCGAGCGGGCCGAGGCCGCCGGCGCCGTCGCGGAACAGGTCCACGGCCGGGCCGTGCTCACCGCCATCGGCGCGGTGTTCTTCGCCATCGGCTGGGTGATCGGAGCCGTCGTGAGCATCCTCGGGTACATGTGGGGCGCGCTCCGGTTCGGGTACGCCCAGGGCCGGATGGTCGTGCCGTCGCCGCCCCGGACGCCGAGCCAGCCTAGGCCGGCGAGCAGCGGTGCCTTACCAGGTCACCCCGGTTGACGGCGGCTTCAAGGTGGTCAACACCGAGACCGGCAAGATGGTCAACCCGGGCGGCAGGCCGCTGCCGCACGTGATCGCCACCAAGCAGTTTCGGGTGCTGTCCGGACTGGAGAACGGCTGGGCGCCGACCGGTGAGCCGTCCGAGCTGACCCCGGACGACAAACCTGACCTGTACGCCTGGGACAGCGCCAGCTGATCCGGACGGCCGCTACCCGCGCCGGCCGCCGGTCGCCTGCCGCAGCGCCCGGGCTGCGCCGGACCCGCCCGGGTAGCGGAACGCGCGCTGCTGCGCCGAGCCGGCCGGGGCGGCGCTGCGGTCCCCGTCCACGCCGGGTTCACCCATGTTGTCTTCCATGGCGTTCATGTGGTCGCCGGCGGCGCTCATGTGGGCCTTGGCCATCGCCAGGTGCCCGGCCGGGCTCATGTCCGGGGCGCCGTCGTCGTGCGCGTCCAGGTCGGTCTTCGGGGTCTTGTCGTCGGCCATCTCTCCTCCTCGTGCCGGGGATGGCCGCCGGCTCCGCGGGCACCGGGCCGCAGCGGCTAGCCTTCAGTATGACCCAGGTTCCGCCGTCTCGCCTGCCCGGTGCCAGCTGCGAGCCGCCGCAGCCCGATCCGGCGCTGGACGCTTGGGTGGCCGCCTACGCGGAGCACCGCCGCCGGGTCCGGGCCGAATCCCGCCGGTACGCCGCGCAGTGCCGGGAACTGCACGAGCGGTACGGGCCGCCTGCCGGCTCGATGTCCTGGGGGGAGATTGACGCCCGGCTGGCGTGGGCGCAGGCTGCCCTCATAGAACTGGACGAGATGGAGGCATGATGCCGGCGGTGGTCATCCGGCTGGCGTGCGCGGACACCGGTCAGGCCGACCAGGTTGCGGCGGCTGTCGCCGAGACCCGCGAGCTGTCCTACACCGATGGCAGCGGCACGGTCACCCTGCCGGTCAGCGACGTCACCGTGGAGCCGTGACGGCCACGAGCACGGAAAATGCCGGTGACCAGGCTGGCACGAGTTACTGAACAAGGCGTAACCTTGCGTTAGCTGTACCCCCAGGCCGGAACGGAGCGGGGTTCACCCGTCCGACCGCAGGGGAGAGTCTCCAGGTCCGTGGAGACCATCGAGCGCATCGCCGGCCGCGCCAGCGGTTCTTCCGTGCACCCCTTCCCCTCAATCCGCGTGCGGGGGAGGTGATACGGGAGTATGGGACTCATCGAGAGGATCCAGTCAAGCCGTGCTGAGACACGTGTTATAGGCGGGCTGCCTTGGCGCCCTTGGGACAGTCCTTACTGGTTAGGCGTTTTGATACTGGTGGGCCTGTACACCCTTCGCGCGCCTTTTTCGGCACGGAGCGGGCGCTGGCATTGCCGGCCCTGTACTCCGGGGTCAGCCTGCTGGCGTCCTCGTGCGCCTCGCTGCCGCTGAAGCTCTACCTGAAGCCCGGTCCCCGTGAGCAGCGGGTGCGGCGGTATTTCGGCCCGTCCATTTTCGACGCGCCCAGCGCGGACGGGACCATCTTCGACTGGCTGTTCACGGCGATGGCCTCGCTGCTGCTGCAGGGCAACGCGTGGGGCTACATCACCGGGCGGGATGGCTACGGGCTGCCCACCGGGATTGAGTGGATCCCGCCCGAGGACGTGTCGGTGCAGCGGGACGAGCAGCAGCCGTGGAACACCCAGCGGACCCGGATCTATGTCTACGGCCGGCTGATGGACCGCTCCGAGCTGTTCCACGTCAAGGCGTTCGGCCTGGCCGGCCAGGTGGAGGGCATTTCCCCGCTGCGGGCGTTCGCGCTGACCATCCTGTCGGGCCTGGAGGCCGAGCGTTACGGTACGGACTGGTATTTGAGCGGAGGATTCCCACCTGGAACGTTCCAGAATAATGAGCTAGAAATTACCGAGGAGCAGGCCACCGAGATCCGGGCGACGCTCGTGACCGCGATGCGCCGCCGTGAGCCGCTTGTATACGGGCGTGACTGGGATTACAAACCAGTAGTCGTGCCGCCTTCTGAGGCTCAATTTATTGAAGCGCTCCGCATGAACGCCACGCAGATCGCCTCGGTGCTCAACCTGCCGCCCGACCGCATCGGCGGGACTCGCGGGGACTCATTGACCTACAATACTGTTGAACAATCTACGCTTCAGGTGATCGAGGCGCTGCGTCCGTGGCTCGTGCGGCTGGAGACCGCGTTCTTCCAGCTGCTGCCGTCCAACCGGTACTGCAGGTTCAACAGCGATGCCCTGCTGAAAACCGACCTGAAGACGCGCACCGACATCTACCAGATCCAGCGCAACATGGGCCTGCGCTCGATCGATGAGATGCGCGACCAGGAGGACCTGGAGCCGCTGCCGGGCGGGGCGGGAAACGAGAACATCCCCCTGGAGGTCATGGTTGCCATGGCCAGGAGCATCCGGGGCATCCCGAAGACCATGGAGCCCCAGATCTCGCTGGAGATGGACCTGGCCGCCGACAAGCTGGAAGACCTGGCCAAGCAGGGCCTCGCCCCGGAGACCCCGACGCCGAACCCGACCGTGCCGTCCGCGGAGCAGATGCTCGGCCAGATCATCGGATCCCAGCGGAACTACGGCAGCCGCGAGGAACGCGAGGACGCCGAACTCATCTGGCGGTTCCTGGAGGCCCGGCGGGCACAGCAGCGGGCCACGGCGGCGCGCCGGGAGAACGGCCCGGAGTACGTCGGCGCCTGGATCCCCAGTAAGCGGGACCTGGTGCTCAGCTCTAACGGGAACGGTCATCACGGGGGTGACGGCTGATGTCAGTCGCCTTCCAGGCTTTCCAGGGTGCCCCACTCCAGGTCCGCCGGTACGGGACCGGTGCCGTTCCGGCCTTTCCGGGCCGCCTTCCATGCTCGTTGCGTCATGCGTTCGTTGTCCGGGATCAAGACGCTGTATCGCGCCGCCTGGACCTCTTCTACCGGGATCAGACCGCAGTCGAACACCCGATGGCAGTTCGGGCACAGCATCGTCACGTTATCCAAGGTGTGGGCTCCGCCTGCCGAGCGCGGGATGATATGCGCTACGTCACAGGAGGCTTCGTCCCAGCCGCACAGCGAGCACTGGTCAAGGAAGCAGGTCCGTACTGCGTTCCGGAACGAGACGTCGGAACCATACATGCCGTTACTCGGGCGCCAGGTGCTCACGGCCTTGGCTTGCGCTTGCTCACTGCATTTCGTGCTGCAGTAAATCGGGGTGCCCCTAGGATCACCCAGGGGACCGAACCGGATCCCGATGCTCATGCTGGCGAGGCTGACCCCGAACTCTCGGGCCAGGGCAGACTGTGTTTCCCCGGCATCGTTCCGGCGACGGCACTCGGCCAGGATTTCCTCGGTCAGCTTCTTCGACGGGCGGTTAGGCCGGGTCGGGCCGATTTGCGATGGCAAGTACTCAGTTGGCTTGCTGCAGTTGGCACACGGTGCGGTCAGGCGTTCATAGCGTGGCCTGGTCGGATGCTGTTTCTGATACTCGGACGCGCACGCCGTGCCGCAGAACTGCCTGGCTTTACGGTCCTTCAGGCCCCCGATCCACTTGATGGGGCCATCGCACTGCAGGCATTGCTTGCCGGGTATGAACTCGCTCCTGGTCAGGCGGCACGCCTCACTGCAGTACTTCGCGCGATCACGAGCTACCTGACTTCTGCGCCATGGAATCGGTTTTCCGCAGTTAACGCACGTTTTACCAGGGATTACTTCTGGATGTCCGCCCATAGCACCAGTATATGTGGAGGTTCACAATGACCGGACCCAGTTCTGATCAGCGGGCGGTTTTGTCCACTCAGGCAACTAACGACTTGCCCGACTCTGCTTTCGCATACGTCGAGCCCGGAGAGAAAGATTCGAGCGGGAAAACGATTCCTCGCTCTAAGCGGCACTTTCCCGTGCACGACGAAGCTCATGCTAGGAATGCACTCGCTCGCGCTCCGCAGTCACCCTACGGATCAAAGGCGATGCCGAAGATTTTGGCGGCTTGCCGTCGCTTCGGAATATCCGTCTCCGGTGATAACCGCGCCGCGTTCGGCCTGGTAGAGCCTATGGGGGAGTTCGACGAGCGCCGGTTCACGAGGTTCCCGCCAGAAATACGCCAGGACAGCGAGCACGGCCCGTCGTTCATCTACGGGTACGCGGCGGCGTTCGGGAAATTGTCGCGCAAGCTGGGCGGGTTCGTGGAGCAGGTCGACCCGGTCGCGTTCAATGAGGCCAAAACGGCCGGCTGGCCCGATGTCGTGTGCCGGTACAACCACCGCGACGACCAGCTCCTCGGCACCACCTACGCGCGGACGCTGCGGCTGGCCACCGACAACACCGGCCTGGCGTACGAGGTGGAGCCGCCGAAGTCCCGCAGCGACGTCCTGGAGTACGTCCAGCGCGGCGACATCCGGCACTCGTCCTTCGCGTTCCGGGTCTTCCCGGGCGGCGATGAGTGGGGCGTGTCGGAGTTCAACTACCCGATGCGCACCCTCTTGTCCGTCCAGCTGGTCGATGTGGCGCCCGTCCTCGACCCGGCGTACCCGGACGCTACCGCGGGCGCCCGGGCGCTGAACGGCGCGGTGCAGTCGCTGGCGGACTGGGTGCAGGCGGACGTGGAGGAGGTCCGGTGCCGGCTGAACGAGGGCCGGGCGATGGAGTTCTTCCGGAAGTACCGCGATGCCGATGGCTGGAAGCCGAAGTCCGACCAGCGGCTCAAGCCGCCGAAGAGGCCCGTGCTCACGGGGGCCCAGGCGCTGCTGACCTTGCAGGCCAACACCGAGGATCCGTGGGCGGACGAGGAGTAACACCATAGTTCAGTAAGGCAAGCGCGCTGAGGGGCCGTAGCTGACCACGGACGGAGCCGGCGCAGGTGCAGAAGGCACGAGACGAAAGGGAAAGAAGATGCCTTCTGAGGTCGCGAAGCGGTTGCGAGACCGCAGGCTCAGTGTGTGGGAAGAGGCCAAAGGGATAGCTGAAAAGGCGGCGGAAGAAAATCGAGCTTTGGGGGAAGAGGAGCAGGGGAGGTGGGATGCGCTCCAAGAGGAAATGCAGAAGCTCGACACGAGGATCAGGGCCGTTCTTGATACGGAGAAGCGCGCCAAGGACGCGGACGACGCGTTCGACGCCCTCTCCGGCAAGAAGCCGGCCGCCGGCCAGGCCGCCGTCACTGCGGGCGGCTCCCGGATGCTGGAGGAGGTCCGCAAGTGGGCGCGGGGCGATGACGGTGCCGGGCGCGCCCTCGAAGTCCGCCGGGCACCCGAACTGGGGCCGATCAACTACCGGGTCCTGACCGCGGGGACCGGCGGGACGGCATCGTCAATCATCCCGATCGACTTCTACGATATGCTGATAGCCCACCTTATAGAGGTGTCAGGAATTATGCAATGCGGTCCTACCGTCCTTAACACGGGCGGCGGCGAGACATTGCAGGTCCCCAAGACCACCGCCCATTCCACCGCCGCATCCGCGGCCCAGGCAGCGTCATTGCCGACATCCGATCCGTCGTTCGGAATGCAGCCACTGAGCGCATTCAAATACGGTGTGCTACTTCAGGTAGCACGTGAGCTAATTGACGATACGGCCGTTGATTTGCTCGGTTATCTAGCCATGCAGGCAGGGCGTGCCCTGGGAAATGCATTCGGCAATGACCTGGTTAACGGAACCGGCACCGGCCAGCCTGCAGGCCTGGTCAACACGGCTACGGTCGGCGTCACCGGGTCGGTTACCGGCGTTTCCGGCGCGCCTTCCTACGCAAACCTCGTTGATTTGGAGTATAGCGTCATAGCTCCCTATCGACAAAGCCGTTCATGCTACTGGCTCGCTGCTGATAAGACCATAGGCGGGTT